AATTGTCTTCCGATCTACAAGGGGCGAGAGGAGTGAGTAAAATGGGATCGATTGAATTAGTTAGTAGAAACATATCAACGCTTATTCATGAAATTGCCCATGAATTGCTCCACACCAAAGAAGATAGAATCAATACGAATAAAGAAATCAAAGAATTGGAAGCGGAGGGAGTTGCATATACAGTATTGAGGGCTTTAGAACTTCCAGCAGAACACGCATCTAAATATCTGGCTCTTTGGAAGATAGACCCAGACAACGTTCCAAAATATGAAAAGAGAATATCAACTGTATCTCTTTTCATATATAACTATATTGATATTTATTCTTCTGGTGGTCAAGAAGAAGCTAATCGATATGCAGCGGGAGAAGAAAGAAAGTGGGCAAACGCCCCAACAATTCAAGAAAAATCTTTCAAAAGATTCTTTGAAAAGAGATACAAATACTGAATACTTCGTTTACCACTTCATCATGAATGACCATTTGGAATAATCTACACAGGATTTAATACTGTTGTTCATATTTTTCATTTTCAAATTTACCTTTATAAAGAGCTTTCAACATATCAAGAACAACTTGATGATCAAACAATTTTCTAAAATTCTTTGTAGAACGATTTTTATTTTTGGCGATTTTCCAACATTCTTCCTCACAATTTTTAATTGCTCGTTCCAAATCCTCTTTACTTACATCGTTCATATAACTCATCATTTATTTTTTTAACTCTTGCCAATTTATCTGGTTCTAAATTCAATTGTTCATAGAACTCATCAAACATTCCCACAATATCAACAGAATCCACTTGTTCAACATCACCAATTGTCTTCGTTGCCACGTTGTATTCCGTGGTGAGACGGAAAGGAGCGAAGTTAGACAGATAGACTTTGAACTTCTCAACCTTATCATCTTCAATGTCTTTGTCAACTATGAGCTTGATGATGTTTCCTTCGATATCTTCCGCTTTGTAATTCTTGATCTTAGTCAGAGGAATTTTAATAAATTCAGGAGACACCGTATTCTTTACAAATTCCACGGAATCATCTTCCAGATTCAGGATGTGATAACCCTTATCATCTCCGCAATCGTTGAAATCGTGGGGAAAGGTGTTGCCAATATATCGAATCGTTCCTTCGTTGTATTTCTTGATACTCTTGGTATGGAAGTGACCAGACCAAACATTGGTGGTTCGGGATGCTAGGAAATCCATGACTTGGAATCCATGATCACAGACCTTGTAATTGTTCATCTGAAATGATTGAATTTCAAAGTGTCCAAAAATATGATCAAATTTACCTTCGGGTAATTCGTGATTCCAAGGAACAAATAGCAATTTTTTACCAAACGCATGGAATTCCAAATTCTGATCAATGATGGTGATGTTATCATGTCCCTTGAGGAATCCCAAACTATGGACATCGGAACGATTTTTATAGAACGCATCATGATTCCCGATGACCATGAACATTTTGAAGTTTTTGAACTTGGCAATCAATTCAGATGCAACGTGGATTGTTTGGACAGAAATCTCCGAACGATTGTGGAAGAAATCACCAAGGAAAAAGATGTCAGTAATCTTCTTTTTCTTTAGATCGGTGATAATCCAATCCGCCCATTTTAAGGCAATTTCATGCCACTCCGTTGAATTTCCATAAAGACCTAAATGAAGATCGGAAAATAGTGCTACTTTTGGTTTCTTTATCATCTTCTATTTCTTTACTAACATTAATCCAAAATTCGCTATGGAATACGACAACCAAACGATACTCCACGCATATTGATGTTTCATCAGGAATGAAACTGCCACGGAAAAGTATAGTAATGCTGAAATCAACATTACCACACTATCATAACTATTCATCATCATATTCATCCCCCTCCAGATTCGGTTTAACATATACGTGTCCCATGGAATCCGGTTCACTCATACTCTCCATATAAACCATATCCTTGTAATCCTCTAGACCCTTGTGTTGACCATTTTCCTTCTTAATGCGGTTACAGAAAGCATTCCAAGCAATGCGGTTGAAATATGAGAATGGATTGAATTCCGATTCAATTTTATACAATTTCTTTTCCAAAGCTGCATACATTTTTAATACAGCGTCTCCAACCATCTCCTGTTTCCAGCTTTTGGAATATCGAATAAAATTAATTTTGTATGATAATCCCTCTGCAATATTCATCAAATGAACTCCCAATTCATCTAATTTTTTACCAGTCTCATAATATTCAATCAATTGCTGTTTGAATAGCTTGGAATTAACATAATGAGGTTTCTTAGCATTTTTGTCGTTAATCATAATTCTATAATTTTATTTTTAAACACGATCTGTTCTTGATCGTAGATAGTTTGCCTGTGTAACGCGTGTGATTGGGAATACTTTAAATTATCTGATACATCAATGATGCGGAGCTTGGTTTTATTATCGTGCAATCGGAGTCCACGACCAATGGACTGCACCACCCGAATGAATGATTTACCAAGTCCAGCAAATATGATATTGGGAAGATTCTTGATGTTAATACCAGTTGAGAAAATGGATGCCATAGCAATACAAATGATATTATCATCTTCTTCCATCATGTCAATTATTTTTTTTCGTTCTTCGACTTCCATTTCGCCCTTAACAAAGAACACTTTCTTAGTAGATCGGGTATGCATAAGAGATAATAATATATCTCCATGATCAAGATGATTAACCATGACAAGTACATTTCCACTAATTGACTCAGATAATTTAGAGATGATTTGATTTCGTTTTTCGTGTTTGTATAGATATTCCAGTTCATCTTTATAATTTAATTTTGTTGTTTTTGAATGGTTAAGTTGCAAGGCAGTGATTTCCACATCAGAAATATATCCTTCATCCCTAAGTTCCTTGGATTTCTTTTCATATATAACGGAACCAAATGTTCCAATTGTCTTCCACTGGTCAATGAGTTTATCGGAAAGTGTTCCTGTGAATCCAAATTTATTAGGAGTATTGATTTTGTTTATGATCTTAGAAATCTGATTATCGGCTGAAATTTTATGACACTCATCGGTTATGAGCAGATTCACACTTAAAATCCATGGATTATTGGTAAATTGAGCAAGAAGGTTCTCAGAATTGCATATCACAACTTGAGTATCCTGTGGTTTGGTTCCCCCCGTCCATCCCGAATACGTGAATGTCACACCATAATCTCCAAAGTCACCCTGTAATTGATTTACGAGAGATAATCCGGGGACTACTATGAGACATTTAAAAGTATCATTCAATACGTTTCGTGTATAATTCTCAACCAATAATGCTTGTGCTAACGATTTCCCAGCAGATGTGGCAAGTAAAAATGTTCCAAACCCTTTTTTCAAACCAGCAATCACTGAATCCTTCTGGTAATATCGAGCATCATATTTCAATTCATTCCAAAATTCTTCGATTTCCACACCACATTTCAATCTCTTTTTAAAATCATCCGTTAAGGATATGTCGGTGATCTGGTTATCTCTGAGATATTTTAAAATCTCTCCGTGGAAACCAAAATCGAACAATCCTGTGGGGGTGATGGCATACTTACGATCCTTAACAAACCGATTGCCTTTACTTTTGGCGAAAAATGCCCCATCATTCTTGACGGAAAAATGATTGCGAATCATCCCAAGGGTGTCAGAATCGGTGATGATTTGTCCCTGTCGTTTGGACAAATTGAAGTCAAGGGTTATCATTTAAGATTCTTGGAGTTTTTTCAATTCAATTATATTTTTAATATCCTGTGATATATAGGTTATTAAATCAACAATTTTTGTTAGATATTCCACCAAATACTCTTGTTCCTTGATTTTCTGGTTGATGTTCTCCAACGATGGGGTTTTATCCAGATCGTCCAGCACTTGTTTGTTTAGAGCCACGGGAGACTCTTCCATCAGCTTCTTCTGTAATGTGTGCTTGGTAGATGCCTTGAGCTTAAAAAGCTTATCCTTCTCGATCTTTGCATCAATTAAGCGACATACCCAGAAATGCTTCTCCGCTGGAATTCTTTTTGTAACATTTTCAAGAGTGAAGTCATCGATCCGCACGAACTCCTCGAATTGTGATTGATATCGTTTTAGCAGTTCCATATCCATATGATAAATACAAATATGAGTAAGTCAATAGACGAATTTAACATTGCCAACATTTATCAACAGATGTTGAACGAAGACATGACCAGCGGAGGTGCGTTTGGTGGTGATATTGCGGGTCATGCGGGAATGGAGAATACGGATTGGTATGCTCCGGGGGATGCCAGAAATCCGTATGGGATGGGAATTACTACGAGAAGTCTTCTCGTAACGAGAAGTGGAAGATTAAAAAAGAAAAAAAGCAAGAAACGGAAGAAAGTAAAAAAAAATTAATTGAGAATGTTGAAAACAACGTTTTTAATTCTTATAAATCAATGGTTCAATATGCCTTGGACAATTTTGACACAGATCAAGAAGATGAATTGACTGATTATGAAGAAGATCGGGTATCTGATTACTTTTATAAATATCAAGAATTGAAAGGTAAACAATCTTTCCCAATTTACAGAGCTATTTGGGCTGATTCGGTGGATGATATTGATTTACT